ATTAAAAATTCTTCTGGTGCTACATTTTCTATTTTAATTTTAGAATAATCTTTTGTGCGTTTGCATTTTACATTGTAGTAAATATTTACAATCGGTGGAACATCCATCATAACTGGCTCACCTACTTCGTTCATCATAGGCTGACCTGTCATTGGGTCTACTGCTGGTTGTGGTTCTTGCTCTATTACTTCTTCTATTTCTTCTTGCTCAACGATTTCTACTTCCTCGTCTTGCATAATCATTGTTAATTCATCTTCTGTCAGATTCTGATATTTTTCTGTTGTCGTATTTTTTTTATCATTCCAATAGGCTTTTACAACACCTACTTTTTGCAACAGTGCATCTTTAAACCAATCGTGCATGATTTCAAAACCATTGTTGTCTTTATAGAATATGTGATTAGCATAGGCAGTCATTTGTTCTGCTAGAACACCATCACCTTGATTAACTGGTTCAAACTCTACTGCTTTATTGCTGCTAGTAAAGACTTTCATAATTTGTGGCAATGCACCATCTACAACTTCAGCAACTTCACCTGTAACTATTTGTGAGCGACCTTCAACTTCGTTGCCATAAGGCTCACGCAAGTAATATTCTAGTGCTGTCTGTCTTTCTTGAGATGTTTCAGTCTCTATAAAACCTAATGAGTCGTTAATATGCGAATCTATTAGGTTAGCAAGTTCTACATTATCTTCCTTGCTATTCATATTTTCTTTATCGTATGCCATTTATACTATCCATGAAGTGTTTATCTCTAGTGGTTTTGTCCATGCTTCCATAGGAGACTCATCCATACCGACTGCTAGGTATCTAAACGCATCAGATGCGTGTGATGCCCAGTCATGAAAGGGTCTATCATGAAACACATTTCTTTTTTCATCAAATACTCTACGATAATTCCGTAGTGCATCTAATCCTTGTTTTGTTTTATCTTTATCAAACCAGCAGCGTGGTAATATTTTTCTTGCTGCGGCTATACCATCCATTACTGTTAATTTAGTTGCGACTGTAATATTAAGTCCTGCATCTTCTAACATTTCTTTTCTTGACTTACCTGTGCCTAGCTCTCTTACAGCGACATCATGAGGTAATATGTGTGTTGCGTACATATAGTCATGTTCACGCAGCCAATTTACATAGTAATCTAAACCGACACCATGATTTTCTGTAAAGTCTATGAGTCGTATTTCTTTGTTGACTACCTGTGCTACCCAGATGCTGGTAGAGTCTGATATACCTAAATCCCAACCAGTATATGTTCTTGCTAGTTCGTCTTTAGGAATATCTATAATATGATTTTGTTCTTCTATATCATTAATAATAGATGAATAATAAGCACCTTCTACTGGAGCATTAAAACTACACTCAAATTCTTGAGCATACTTGTCATCACCCATTTCTGCTTTAGCAGCAAGTAATTCTTGTTTATCAACAATTCCTGTTTCAGAAGATTTAAATTCTAATAGTTCCCAGCCTTCACTTCTTGACCCCCTATCTCTCAAGTCTTTAAAATGATTCTGTCCCTTCGGTGTTCCCATCGCTACGCAGTAGCCGAGTCGGTCTGCTAGTGCAGGTCTGACAATCTCTGTGAATAGTGTAGGATTAATGTTCCCAATCTCATCAAGAACGCACCCGTCTAGGTAGATTCCACGCAGACTGTCAGGGTTATCTGCCCCATACAAGTTTATCCTTCTGCCCATAAAGTCTACACGCAGTTCAGCAATGTTGGCTTTAGCTTCTAATGGTCTTGTATATTCTAGCAGGTAGTCCCATGCAATTCTTTTAGCTTGATTGTAGGTTGGTGCTACATAAGCAAATCTAGGATTAGGTTTATCACAGTTCAATGCACTATGTATCAGTTGGTTAATAGCACAAACTGTCTTACCCATTCGTCTATGAGCAACCACAACACTAAAACGATTATCTTTAACCATCTTGTGTATTTCTTTTTGTGGTTCTCTTGGCTTATAGCCAGTTGTTATTTGTTTTGCCATCTAATTAGTAACTCTCTTGCGAGGTCGTTACTCCTTTTTTAGTTGTTCCATCCTAGTTAATCTAGCTTCTTCTGATAAGTATAACCATTGTTCTAAATCATCATAAGTTCGTTTGCAAGAAGTGCATCTGGCTACGCCATTACTTTCTTCTATAATTCTACAAACACCATTACAAGGGCTGCTTACCATTAAAATTGTTTTAAATACTCTATTGCTTTTTTCATCACTTTTACATTATCTTTAAACTGACCTAATCCAGTATTACAATGCTGACATAATAACTTTCTTACTGTCTTTTTTGTATGGCAGTGGTCTACATATAGCTTGGTGTCATCATTATGACTGCCACATAAATAACATCTATGTTTTTGTTTTTTTAGCATGACATTGTAATCATCTAATGTAATGCCGTATCTATCTTTATAATTCTTGCTGCGTATCTTATCTGGGTTGTTAGCTCTCCAGATTTTACTGGCTATTTTATTTCTTTCTGATTTGCTTAACACTTCCATCTGGCTCTGGCTGCTTTTCCACGCTCACCTGTCCAGCCTTTACTTCTGGCACAGAAAGACTTTCTTCTTTTTGCTGCCTTACTACCTGCTTTAACCTTACCTGTTACTGGTGCTTTTAATTTGCTGCCAGTAGCACGATTATATTTTGCTCTACCTTTTGCTGTCAATCCTGCACCCTGCTTAACAGAGCGTTTTTCACCTCTACCTACAGACAGGTTTACTTTTTTCTTTGCTACCACTATTTCTTTTTAGCTTTCTTTTTCTTTTTTGGAAAACCAGCTTTCATATTTTTGTATGCTTTAGCTGAAATAGTAGATTTACTTTTAGGTCTACTTGTTCCTGCTTTCTTTCTTTTGTTTATATTTTCATATAAGCTCATACACAGTCTCCTATAGACTCAAACCATCTGCGTAATTCTTCTTGCCTTTTTTCATTGGTTTTTTCTTCATTGGTTTTTTCATTGGTTTCATTACACATTCTCCACTTGTTTACATTTCTGTATGCGTAAACATCCTACATCAATAATAAAGTATTCAAAATACCTTTTATTTTTAGAGTCATCCATCTTCATGTCTTGATACCATTCAAAACCAAAGTGACAACCACAAATCCAGTGCCATGACCACATATAAATCTCCTAAATTATAATCCTAATAAACCTTTAATAAAATTCATAGGCTCTATTTTTCCTTCACCCATTGTTCCTCTTGTATTGTAATAAGTATTTTGCATCTCATTAAACATGGCTGGGTCATATTCATTTAAATACTGCATATATTCTGCATCTGTATTAAACATAGGCATATTGTTTTCATTCATAGGAATGGGCAATATATTAGTTGTTTGTGTATTCCCTAAATTTTGCATTATTCTATCTGCATCTTGATTTGTCATTACACCTTGAGAACCTGCTTGAGCCAGTGGGATTCTATTTGTCATAGACTGTCTTAATAACTCTGCATCTCTATTAGTCATTGCACCTTCAGCTATTCTTGTGTTACCTAGCATTGCTGCTAATCTTCTCATTTCTGATTCACTATAATTTGGCATATTTTATTCCTAAAAAATTTGGGTACTGGGGTTTTTTAATCTATTCCTGTTACTACTTTGATATTAATGGGTGCACCCCCCTCTCCAGTTAATTCTGTAGTATTTTTTTCACTCCACTGTGCTCTTGTCTTTAACCAGAATATCATGCTGCTAGTATCGCCTTGCTTTGCTTTCTCAAACAATGTCCCAGCAACAGCAGCGTTAGCTTCTATGCGACCTTTCTCTAGCTCTGGTTTGTAATACTTTGTTAGCGTGTCATCTGATATACCGAGGACTAATGCAATATCTTCATACCTAGTACCTACTGTAGCTAAATCAAAAACTTTTTTTTGGGTGTCTACTGATTTAAGGTGTGCGGGTCGACCTACTTTCTTTTTCACTGGCAAATGCGAATGATTCTCATTCGTATCTACTACAATCTTGATTTTACCTGAATTTATTTCACTCATGTTTTTTGTCTCTTGTCTAATTTATTTTACTTATCATAAATTGCTATTAATAAGTTTTACTTATATAGCTCTATAACTTGCATAAAGCTAGTTTAACAAACTTTAGTTATTTTTGATACTAACATATTACTTATGTTATTTTAATTGATTCTGAAGCGATTGTGTTGATAAGTTTTACTTATCGTTAAGTTTGGTGATAAGTAATTTAAATCAATAATATCAATCTTTTTTTACCTTTTTTATCTCATTACTATAAAATAACAATGTTAAAACAATTTAACAGTTTATTAATTAGATAGGAGTATTAAAAATATGTTTTATCCTAAAAATCAAATTACAGTAATTGACGCTTATTATAAAGGTGTAAACGGCTGGACTTATTCTCACACTCTTTTGAATGATAAAGAAGTTTCATTAGATACTAATGATACTTATGAAGATTTATATCTTACCAGGGTTCTAGATGAGAATCCTAACCCACAATATAACCTTTTAAATCAATCAAGACATGATACTGTTATTGCTAAAGACTCAAGAGGTAATAAATTGGAGTATGATTTTTCTAAAGATAAAGAATCAGTTTAATAATTAATCTTGAATGGCATTTGAAAAAGTGCCATTTGAAATTAATTTTTAATAAAAGGTTTATAAATCCTATTAATTATTAATTACTTGATAAACAAGGGTTTTTTTATCTTGTCTATTATTTTAAATACTGTTAAAATCTTTTAACAATATTAACTTTTAAAGGGGTAAAATTATGTATATAAGAGAAAATAGCTTTATAGAAGATTTATTAAATCAAATAAAAAATAATACTGATAATAATTTACATTCTGAAAATGTAATGTTAATCACTTCAAATTTTGGTAATGATATTCAAAAAGAAGAATGTTTTGAAATATTACAAGACCATAAAAAGAAAAAAGAATTAACTAGTATTACTTCTACTGCTAGAAAATACTTATTAAAAGATGTATTAAATAACATGAAAAATAAAACACTTGCAAATGAAATTAATTCATACTTATAAGGGGTTAAAAATGAGTTTATTAAAAAATACTAGCAAATTATTATTATTACAATATCAAGGATATTTAAAAAATCTTAAAAATAATTGTAAAGAATCATTAAATAATTATAACGATAATTATAGCCATTTAAATTATGATGTATCAGATTCTATATATTATGGTTATGAATCAGCTATAAATGACATGGCTTATGATATATATGAAATACAATCAAATATTAACAATTATAAAATAGGAGTATAAAAATGATTAAATTCAAATCAAATCAAACAGAATTAAAGTTAAATAATATTTTAAATTGTATTATTCAAAGTAATGAACAATTAAATAAAAATTTTTCTTATAATGATTCAGATATTAATGCTTTATCAAGTGTTTTTAATATCCCTGAATCAGATATTAAAAAGATATATGATAACTTTTTTACATTAATTAATTAATAAGGGGTTTAAAATGATAAACACTATACAAGATTTAAAAAGAAAAAATAACGGCTCTATAAATGCCATATCAAGTTATTTTAGCAAAGAAAATAAAAAATTCTTTAATGATATTAGTTATAAACTATTAACTCATAAAATAACAAAAGTTAAATATTTAATTACTCATACATATAAATTTTCTGATATGTTTGATGGCATAAAAAAAGATTCTTATGTTATAAAACCAATTTCAGAAAATGGTAAAATATCTAATGATTCATTAGATTTTAATACATTAGAAGAAGTTAAAAACTATCTAAAAGGGGTTAAAAATGCAAACATATAAACAATTAAAAGAATTAGTTAATAATTTAGAATCAGATATAAACAGATATTATAAATTTGCTGGTAATGATTTTTTAACTAATGCCATTATAAAAGAAAATGAAAATCTTTTAAAATACTATGAAAGAATAAAATTTAAATTTGAATGTAAATTTAAATATTCTTTATCATGGTGCTGTAAATATAATAAGCAATATGATTTTAAAAAATATTTAAAACATAATGAAAGTAAATTAAAGCCATATTATTTACACAAAGAATTAATAAATATCTAAAATAACTAAAAACTAACAAAAAAAGAATCCCATAATCGCTTGATATGGGATTTTTTTATATCCTTTGATACATAACCCTCAATAAAAAAAAAGACTCTATACGAGCCTTAAAATAATTCTTACATATCTTTTGATTCTAATTTTATATTAGAAACATTAAAAACTATGTTTCTTTAGGGTATAAAATACCCCTATATGATAGGTATTATACAGTAAAAAGAATTAACAATCAAGTGATTAATAATAAAATAAGAGAATAAAACATAATGAGAATTAAACTAATAATTAACATTGATATAGAAGTAATAAGGGTATTTTTTAAATGTTTAATAGTATTTTTAAATATATAGTTATTAGCTTTTGGTTAATCAGTCTTGATAAAATCATGCTACTAACTCAATCTCCGCTTGGAGGCTACGATTGAGTATTGCTACTCAAAAACAAAAACAATGTAAACGATTTTATCAGATAAAAAGAGTATTGTCAATAGTTAGAAAGTAGATATTTATAAAAGAGTGATAAGTAAAATAAATCAAAGATAGTTAAATAGTTATTGACAATCTTATTTAACATATGCTCTAATGACATGGTAGTTAAATTTTATTAACAAGATAAAGGATAACAAAATGAATAAAGAACTAATAAACAGAATGAAATGGTTAAAAGATGAAATAAATGGTGATGATAAAGATAGAGTTGAATTTGCTAGATTTTTATTAAATCAAATTATTAAACAATATAATCTTTAAAAAGGAGTATAAATAATGAGTGAATACAATACTAGCAAAAATGTAACAATAAATTTTTATGATGATTCATCACATGGTTGGGCAAAAGTTTCTATCAATGAAATAAAAGAATTGGGTATTGAAAAAGATATAACAACCTATTCTTATATGACAGATGATAGCGTTTTCCTAGAAGAAGATTATGATTTAGGTTTATATATCAATGCCATTAAAGAACAATATGGTGATGATATAGACATTAATTTTGTTAATCATAAATCAAGAGTAGATGAACATGGTTTATCTTGCATAAGAGACTATCCACGATATAGGAGTAATTAATATGAAAGTAATATTTGATATGCCAAAAACAATAGCACCAAAAACACACCTTGCCATTCTTTTTAAAGCGTGGCAAGAGGGTGCTATAGACAAATGGGAAGTATATCCAAAGGCTCGTGAATATATGGATAAAAGAAAAGTTACGCTAAAAGAAATAATTGAGATTGGTAATAAATATTGCAATATACCAAAAGAAGTTATTAAAGAGCGAATGAGATATATGAAACAATTAAATGACCAAGTTATTAAATCTTACAATACTTTAAAATCAGAGGGCAAAATAAAAGGGAGTTAATTATGTTTACATTGTTTAGCATACTAGGGTTGCTAGGGTTACTAGCATTATTAATAGAAGAAGTTAAAGGGGAGTAATTATGAACCATATTAGTAAATATACAGTATTGGTTGTTAAAGATTTAATAGCATATCAATTTGGTGATAATAGCCAAATTAAAGAGAAACTAGGGAGTAACTTAACTCAATCAGAAGTAGATAAGTTATTAAAGTTTAATCAAGTATCAGGTGATACTGTAATTTTAAAGGAGTGAACATGAAGTATAAAGATTATAGTTTCCTAGCAGAAAAGAAAAGAAGAAGAAACTCTTTTTTGCTAGGTATTGTAAGTGGTGCAATTTTATTATTAATTATTATGGAGTTATTAAATTATGTTAAGTAAAGAGCAGAGAGAAAGATTAATACAGGCAAGTGCAGTAGGTAAAGAGATTAAACAAGGTTCTCATGGAGAGCAATGGGAAAAATTAACAGAAGAAACTAGAAATAAAGTATTAAGAAGAATAGCACAGGTGCAATGGGAATTAGCAATAGAAAATCCTAGTGCATTTCAAGAAGAACAAATTAGTTATATTTTAGATATGAAAGGAAAAGTAGAGAGAAAGGAATTAAAAAACAATTTAAAGTTTAATTATAAAACTAAAGAATTGGAAAGTATCAGTGCATAGCTATCTAGCAATAGACGAGAATGGTGAACCCTTACGAGCATTTTACAGTAAAGAACAGGCATTGTTTTATATTGAGAATAAGAAAGGGTTTACTATCAAGTTTACAGGGATAGCAGAAGTAACAGAAACATTAAGTGATTATGATTCAGCAGTAAAGAATTGTGAACCATGTTTATTTTAAAAAAAGGAGATTAATATGAATTGTGATAAAGAGTATGAGTATCAAGTGATTGGTTACTTACTAGCAAAGGTTGACCAAGAAACAGGTGAAGAAGTATTAAACAGGCATGGAGATGTAAAGTTGTTTAAACACCTAGACAATAATATTGATGTTCTAGGATTTTCAGAAGAATCAGTAGAGGAGATAGTGCAATGAATTATAAACTTGATAACAATTGGCAAGAAGATAGGCAGTTAAGAAAAAAACACAGACTGTATCCTGAATACTTATTAGTTATAAAAGAAGATAAGGGTTGGATTGAATGGGAAGATACTGATGTAGATTTTTATGATTGGGCAATGATGTATGAAATTGACAGTGATTGGAAAGGAGATGTGCAATGAATAGCGAACAAATATGGACAGAAAAAGTAGCAAAGTATTTAGTAGGTAAAAAAATTGTAGCAGTAAAATATATGCCATTAGATGAAGTAACTGAATGGGGTTGGTATAAAAGACCTTGTGAGATTCATTTAGATGATGGCACTATTATTACACCAAGTGCAGATGATGAGGGAAATGATGGTGGCTCTTTAGCTACCAACATAAGAAACTTACTTGTAATACCAACATTATAGGAGATAGTGCAATGAATTTAGATGACATTTTTAAATGTATTAGTTGTAAAGAAAAGTTTGAGCATAGGTATTGTAGTGAGCATGATGTTGCATATTGTCATTCTTGCTATCAATGGATTAATGATGAACATTTATCAGAATTGGAGAATGAGAATGTATATTAACCAAGAAAAGTTATTCAACATAGTAGGTAAAAGACTTAACAGGAAATTTACCAAGAAAGAATTAATACAGAAACATTTAACTTCACTTTGGTATAACGCAAGACCGCAGTTGTTTTATGGTATTAGCACAGAAGAATATATATCAATAATAAAGGAGAATGAAAATGAGTAATAAAAGTAGTTTTACAATAGATGTATTTGATTATGTTAATCAAGAAGAAGATGTAGAAGAATATGGGGAACGACTTTACCTAGATGTAAAGCGTTTAGTAAACGATATTACAACAGGACTAGAGAATCATCCATCATATAAAGACCACCTTATAGAAGTATTTGGTGTAAAAAGATGGGATTACGATTATTAAGGAGAATTAAAATGAAAACATATACACTTTATGCAATAAGAGAGATTGGTGAGGTAGCAGTTATCCAAGCCAATTCTAAAGAAGAAGCGATTGAAAAAGTAGAGAATAAAGATTGGGAAGTTGACCAAAGTTTAGATTGGCAAATTACTTCAGTAAAAGAGCAAGGTGAATCATGGGAGAGCGAATATGATTAAACAAAAATGTTTTAACGATATGACTGAAGATGAGATAGAAGATTATCTATCTGAACGAGATGGCTATGTTGAAGATGGTATAGGTTTAAATTCAGATGGGCATGAGTTTAGATGTGATTGTGAGGAATTTGGTTGTGGGGTAGCTTTATTTTTAATAAAGGAGAATTAAAATGAGTAATTATGATTATGATATAGATATTAATATACCAACAAAAGTAAGGTTGGATAATGGCAATGTTTTAGATTTAAAATTAGATAGCAGAGTTATCAGTGATTCAACATTAGATAGAATTTTTCAAGACATTGATGATTTTTTAGAAAATGAATTTCAAGGGGGGATTGAATGATGATTAATTTAGATAAAGGAACAAACGAATACTTTGGTGATGAAGATGATGTTGATATGGGTTACAACGGCTACTTCTTTGAGATAGAGGAAGATGATGATGAAGATAATGAAATAGAAATAGAGGTTGAATTAGATATTAAAAAAGAATTGTTTGACGAATGATTAATTGTTTGTTAAATTCTTTTACTCAAATTATATAAAGGGAATAGTTATGACATTGCAAGAAGTATGTAAAGAATTAGAAGTGACACCAAATCAATTGGCAGAGAAGTTTGAACCCAAGTTAAGTAGACAGGCAGTATTCTATTGGGGACAGAGGGGCATACCCAAGTTAAGACAATACGAGATTAAGGAGATGTTAGATGATAGAGAAAGAGAGAATACTAGCCAAGTTTGAAAAGGTTTATAAGTCTGGCGAGGGAGAGTATCAATGTTTATGCCCTAGCCATGATGATAGGAACGCTAGTCTGGGGTTAAAGTTTAAAGAAGATAAGATGATACTTAATTGTTTTGCAGGGTGCAGTATGGAACAGATACTGCAAGATTCAGGACTGACATGGAGTGATGTTATGCCTGATACATTAGATACAGAATTTAAACCAAAGACAAGGATAAGATTTTCTAATCCTTATGGAGTGCTAAAAGCAACAAGAAATGATTTATTATTTGTTGCATTATGTTCTAGCAGTATTCGTAAAGGTAATTCATTAGAAGATTCGGATAATAAGAAGTTATTTGAAATCACAGAAAGATTAAAAGGTATATACAATGACATTAAATGATGAATTAAATAAATTAATAATAGATGATAAAGATGTAGATAATTATTTCTCTGCTAGAGATACAGATGAACATTTTAAAATTAAATCCCCAAAGGCATACAGTGGTGAAATACTTGACTACTTTACTCAAGATGTAAATGGTGGCATACCATTACCATTCACAAAGTTTGAGGGTTTGTTTAGGGTAAGGGAACATGAAGTAACAATCGTATCAGGTTACAGTGGGCATGGTAAATCAGCATGGTTAAACTATGTGATACTCAAGATGTTAGGGGAACATAAGTGTTTGATTGGTTCTTTTGAAATGCAATGTAGAGCAACGCTAGGAAGAATGTTGCAACAAGATACAGGGACACAAATGCCAACACAGTTAGGCATAGATAGTTTTTTAGACAAGATAAATGATAACTTATTTTTATATGATGCAGAGGGAGAAACTTCGCCTGTAAAAGTATTATCAGTTATTCAGTATGCTAAAGAAAAGCTAGGGGTAGAGGTATTTGTTATTGATTCATTGACCAAGATAGGTATTAACAGTGATGACTACAATAAGCAAAAGCAATTTTTAAATCAGCTATGTGTTTGTGCCAGAGATATTGGGGTTCATATATTTTTGGTGGCTCATAGCAGAAAGACAATGAATGAAATGGGACAACCAAGTAAGTTTGATGTAATGGGTTCTAGTGATATTACTAACCTAGCAGATAATTGTATTACAGTATTCAGGAACAAACAAAAAGAAAAGGATATGACAGATGAGGGTGCTAACACAGTAGAGATAAGTAAACAGTATGATTGTTTTGTGCAAGTGAGTAAGCAAAGGCATGGCACAGGTTGGGAAGGTTCAGTAGGGTTATACTTTGATAATAAATCTTTTAGATATGGGGAGAGACAATTTGGAAACCAAACAAATATCCGTTAATGAATTTTTAAAGCAAATGAAAAAAGCATTTGGAGATTTTGAGTTTAGAGCAACGAGTAAAGATGGGAAAGTATTTAAGTCGCAAGGTTTTGATAAAGTAAATAAATAGTTTGACAAATAAAATTAACAGTAGTAAAGTATATTAACTTTTAAGAAGAAAGGAGAAATACAATGAGTAAATCAACAGAGTTAGCACTTGCAGTTCAGCAAGAAATATCACAAGACCAATTACAACAAGAAATGCACCAAGACTATTTGGAGATGGAACAGTTGAAGAAACTTTCTTATCAACAGGAAGTTCTTGACCAAATATTTGGGAGAAAGAGATGAGTAAATTTCAAGAGTTAAGAAAGATAGATGTTAGTAAATACACAGAAAAGAAA